CAAAGTCACTACGCGCTTTTGGAGCGTTATTACGACGGTGACGCGCCTCTACCCGAGAGCGCCGAGGGCCAGTCGAGGGCTTACCGTCGTTTCCAACGTAAAAGCCGTCTAAACTTGGCACAGTTGTCGGTGGCGGCCGTTCGAGAGCGTATGGTTATTGGCGGTTTTCGTACGGGTGCCGAAGATGACGACAACGGCGACCGTGAGGCCCGCCGGTTGTGGAAAGCTAACCATTTAGATTACTTGAGCGCCGACCTACATTCGTATATGTTGCGTTTTGGTACCGGCTACGCCCTTGTGGGGTACCCTGAGGGCTCGCAATACCCGGTAGTGACCGTAGAAGACCCGCGCCAAGTTTATGGCCGTACGTCGCCTACAGAGCCGTCTAACGTCTTAGAGGCTATTAAGGTTTTTAGCGAGAATAGCTCGCATTTTTTGTATTGGTACGGCGTGGACACTATCGAGGTGTTTACCAAGCCTTCCGACCAAAACATTTTCGACCCTGACGGTTACCAGTTGGTCGGTGAGACCACTAACCCTCTAGGCGAGGTTCCCCTAGTCAAGTTTACTAACGCTGACGAGCGCGGCGAGTATGAGCCGTACCTGGACATTATCGACCGCGTTAACCACATGATTTTGCAGCGTCTAATTATTGCTACGACGCAAGCGTTTAGGCAGCGCGTACTAAAGGGCGATTTCCCTACGCACGACGCCGACGGTAACGAGATTGACTATAACGGTATGTTTGAGTCTTCGGCTGGCTCTTTGTGGATGATTCCCGAGGGCGCTGACGTCGAAGAGCTTGGTCAAGCTGACATTAGCGGTATTTTGCAGGCTGTACGCGCCGATATACAAGACTTTGCCGCGGTTACCCGTACACCTATGCACTATTTTACCCCTGAGGGCGCTAACGGTAGCGCTGAGGGTGCACAGTTGGCCCGCGAGGGGCTTGTGTTTAAAGCTGAGGATCGTATCGCCAGGGTTTCGCCTGGTTGGTCTAAGGTTATGTCTTTGCTTTTCCGTTGGATGGGCGACGAGACTCGGGCCGCTTTGCTCGACCTCGAGCCGTTGTGGAAACCTGCCGAGCGTTACTCTATGTCTGAGCGGGCCGACGCTAACTCGAAGTTCCAAGATATTCCGTTTAGGTCGCGTATGGCGCTTATTGGCCAGTTCTCGCCCGCTGAAATTGACGAGATGGAAATGCAACGCGCTGGCGAGACGTTACTTACCGAGGCTTTGCTTGGGGTTCCCGCTGGCCCAGCGATTGAGGCACCGTCTGACGGTGAGCAAGTTGTAAACGTTTTCCGTGACATTGCTAACGGTGATGTTGTAGAGTTTGCCCAGGGTATTGGTCAAGTCGAGCATATTATGACCGGTGGCGTTTTGGGTATCGAGGGTAGCGACTTTGCCATTACTGGCACGGCTAACAACCCGGCTGTACAAGTTCGTCGCTGGGAGATTGTCGGCAACACTTGGGAGCCAACCGCCGCCGTCTTTGGGACTCGTTACAACGAGCTTACCCGGCTTGACGGTTTGCCCGAGGCGTAATGGCTACCTTAGCCGAGCTGACAGACGGCTACAACCGGCTAAACACCCGTTTAGTAGGTGGCGCTGGCGTTTTAGCGGGCAACCTTTTTAGGCAACTTGGATCGTGGCGCGATAGTGACGTAACGCGTTACCTAAACCTTGTTGGGCCACAGATTGACGGTATCAAGTCTCAAGCGGCACAATTACAAGCCGTTTACTACCAAGAGGTTGCTAAAGCTAACGGGGAAAGCTTTACCCCGGTCGCGGTGAGACCTCGAGACCTTACAGACGAAACGTTACGTAACGGTGCTGTAACCGCTGAGGTGTACCGTCGCCCTTTTGTTGAGACTTATACGGCGTTGTCTAGTAACCAGTTGTTGCGTACCGCTGTGGAACAAGGCGCGGCGCGTGCTTCGAGTATTGCAGAGACCGATATACAGTTGGCGAGTCGTGAGGCTGGCCGTCGGCAACGTCTGGGTAACTCTAATATTGTTGGTTACCGTCGCGTTTTGACCGGTAGCGAAAACTGTGCGCTGTGTGCGATTGCTTCGACGCAACGTTACCGAGTGAACGACTTAAAACCTATACACCCTGGTTGCGATTGTGGCGAGGAACCTATTTACGGTGACTTTGACCCTGGCCAAGTTATCAACCAGACAGGTTTAGACAGTATCCACGAGGCTTTAGAGGCCCAGCTGGGCGTTTCCGATCGTGGAGCGCGAGCGGCGGGTATTGGTAAGTTTGTTCAGTACGACGGCGAGCAACGCCTGGCAGACTTTACCGAAATTATTGCGGTGCGCGAGCACGGCGAGTACGGGCCTACTTTGACGTGGCGTAACCAAAAGTTTACGGGCCCGTCAGATATTCCGGCGGTACTAGATACCGCTGTATAGTTTTCCGGCCACACTGGTCGGTTCAGGCTCGAGATGAGCCTTATCTATTCCGAGATGGAAAGGTAAACCCTATGTCGCAAGACGAAAATGAAAATATCGAAACCGTTGGGGACAATACTGGCACGGCTGAAACGGCCGAGACTGTAGACCTTGACGAGTACCCACAAGATCACCCGCTAGTCAAAACTTTAGCTAAGCAACGAGCCGAGCTTAAAGAGTTGAAGGATTTACGTAAAAGCCATTCTGAGGCCGCTAAGGAATTGGAAGACTTGCGTAAAGCTCAACTCACAGAGCACGAGCGTCTAATCGAGCAAACTAAAGAGGACACACGCCGGTCGGTGAGTATGGAGTACGCCGAGAAACTTGTAGAGGCCGAACTAAAAACGTCACTAAAAGGCAAAAGCCTTAACGGTGACTCTATTTTACAGTTTGATAGGACGGCTTTTATTCACGATAACGGTGACGTTGACAGCGACGCTATTGCGACGTGGGTAGAGGCTCACAGTACCAACACCGAGGCACCCAAACCCGATTTAGGGCAGGGCGCACGAGGTAGTAACAGTTCTCTCGCGCAAGTTAGATCGCGTGAAGAATTACAAAGTATGAAACCGTCCGAGATATTGGCGGCCCGTAATGACGGTCGCCTAGATTCTTTGATGGGAAAACCCTAAAAAGAAAGGTAGCTAATAATGGCTATTGACAAATTTATTCCCGAGATTTGGGCGGCAGGGGTAACCCAGTCGTTTATTTCCAACCAGGTGGTTATCCCCACCCTTAACACCCAGTTTACCGGTGAGATTACTCGCGGTAACCAGGTGCACATTATCAACGCAACAACCCCCACGATTGTGGACTACGCTGGCGCTAACCGTAGCATTACTGCCGCCGACTTGGCCGACACCGAGGTTTCGCTTGCTATCGACCAGGAGAAAGCATTTTCTGTAAACGTCGACGACGTGGACAAAGTGCAGGCTTCTAGCGAGTTTGGCCCCTGGGTTGACTCTGCCGGCCGCGCGCTTGCTGAGGACGCTGAAGAGTACATTTTGACTCAGATGTTGGCTGGCGCAACCGACGGTAACGCCGATGACGTTGACGTGACAACCTTCGCCCTTGCAAAGGCGGCACTGCTCAAAATCCGTACAACGATGACCGCTGGTAAAGTGCCCGCGTCTGACCGTTTCGTAGCTGTTAACCCAGCTATGGCCGACTTGCTGATTTCTGGCCTCTCTGACGTGTCTAGCGCTGGCTCTGCCGACGAGCTTCGTAACGGACAGATTGCCCGACTTTACGGTATGGGAGTCCTCGAGACCCCACTGTTTGCCGAGGCAACCGCGCCCGTCGCTATTGGTTACCACGCTTCTACGGTTGCGTTTGTTAACCAGATTAACTCGCTTGAGTCTTTGCGTAACCCCACCAAGTTCGCCGACATTGTTCGTGGACTAAACGTTTACGGTGCAAAGGTTACCCAGGCTGCCGGTGTTGTTAAGTACGTTTCGGTTCCTGCCTAGTAACTGACTCGTTTGGGGGAGGTCGGCTAGTCCGGTCTCCCCCACCCAGCCGCGCAAGTTTTTATCTGGAGGGCTACCAATGGCACTGGCTACTATTGCCGATATTGAGGCACGTTTAGGGCGCGAGCTGACGGCCACCGAGGACACTCAGGCGGCGGCTTGGCTTGAAGACGCCTCGTCTATGTTTGTACAACGTGCTATACAAAAGTTTGAGGTTAGCTCGTCTGTTGTGCGTTTGTTCCCTCGTGACGGGGTTGTGCGTCTTGTACAACGCCCAGTTATAGAGATAGATAGCGTTACCGACCTTGACGGTGTAGAGCTAGATTACACGTACGACGGGTTCCAGTCTTTATACGACTTGGGCTCTTACACCCCGGTACGGGTCAATTATGATCACGGCTCGGCAACTATACCCGACGACGTTGTGGCTGTTATCGCCGGTATGGTGGTGCGCACGGTGCTTATCCCTGACGACGCTGCCGCTGGTATCCAGCAACAAAGCGTAGGGCCGTTTTCTCAGTCGTACGCTAACTGGGCTGTTGGCCGCCAAGTGTTGATGAGCCCTAGCGACGTAGAGGTAGCTAATTACTACCGAGATAAAACTTTTAGGTCGGCTTCGACGATTGGAAACGGAAACTATGGAGTTAATTACCCGAGTCCGACGAAGTTCGAGCGGTACTGATAGTTACGGCCAACCCGTTTACACTACGGCCTCGTCTGAAGTAGGGGCTATTGTTTCTGCTCGGGTGTCCGGTACCAATTTTGACGCCGACCAGATTGTGGTAACTGATGGGTTAACCGTCTACCTGCCTACAGGTTATGACGTGCAAGACGACGATAAGTTTATTATTCGGACGAAGACGTACGAGCTCGACGGTGAGGCGTTTGATTGGCGCGACGGGTTGGGCTCGTGGTCGCCCGGCACGGTTGTCAATTTACAACGCGAGGTAGATCGTGGCTAGTAAAATACCTGGCGGTGGTGGCGAGGTAAAACTAGACTTTAAAGGTATGGGCGAGCTTTTGCGCTCTCCAGAGATAGCTAACGACCTACGGCAACGTATGACGCGGGTACAGGGTGCCGTACCTGGGAGCTTGTTGATAGTTGTCCGGTCTGGACGTAGGGCTAGGGCTAAGGTTATCAACGGCTCAGATTTTGACGAGGCTAACACCGGCAACTTGTCGAGGGCTTTAGATTTATCTGGCGGTGAGCGAGGCTACAAAGTAAAAACTAATAAGCCTCGGGCGAGGAAGGGCTAACTATGGCTAACGCGGTTATTTTTAGCGACATTATGAGCCACCTAGTTACTCGTCTTACAACCGAACTAACAACTTTAGGTTTTACCTCTACTCGGGTTGGTGTGCTCGCTAACGACTCGGGCTCGCAAGTAATTTTACGCCGTGATGGTGGTACACGTCGGTCTAAAACAATTATGACTGACTCTATCGGTGTAAACGTGTACGAAACGTCTTTTGGTACTGCCGAAACTTTGGCCCGTACGGTTATGGCCGTCTTTGACGACTTGCCAAACGGTACCCCAATAGTGGACGTCGTACCCGAGAGCTCTATACAAGATGTAACCGACCTCAAGGCAGAGCGTAGATTTATGCGTTTTGCTGTAGATCATAGAGGTACAAACCTCTAACGAAAGGATAGCTATTATGGCTTTAGACTCTGACAACGTGAGAGTTGCTACTACGGGGGCCGTGTATGTTGCCCCTACAGGCACTACGGCACCGACCGACTCGGACACCGCTCTGGACGCGGCTTTTATCGACCTGGGATACGTTTCAGCCGACGGAATTGCCGAGACCATTGACAAGTCAACTAACCAAATTCGCTCGTGGCAAGATGGATCGCTTGTACGTGAGGTTGTATCTGAGG